ATATAATATAATATATGTTTTATCGATTGTCAACCTTTTTTTAAAACTTTTTTCCCATACCGGGCCAGCCTTCTAATAAGCCTGTATCTTCCCATTTACGACCAGATTCTTGCATATTTAATTCAGGGTACTTTCCTTCTTTTGCGACATACTCATCAACAAAGTTTTTCTCAATTGCATGAAAATCAACAGGAATAGTTTGCATTTCTGTACCTGTCATTGTGGGTACTGGAACCGTAACAACATCTGCCCATACACAATAAATTTCAACACACTTACCTTGATTTATTTTTTGTGTGAGATAATTCCATACAGCATATGTTCTTGCACTCATACCAAATGCATAACCACCACAATAGGCATCAAACGTTGATTTGATACCACCTTTTGCTTGTGATCCACCTAGCTTGTGTATTTCCCCATCAACTACAATAGCGTATACTCTGCCTCGATTGTCTTTAAGAAGTTCTTTTGAAATGTTTGCATCAGGAATTAAAGCAAGTTTTTTATCATGCCCTTCTCTACGTACAAGTTGACCTACTTTAGTCATTGTAGTTATATAATCGATTTGCATAGTGATGCCCTTTTTGTTACCCTATAAAATTATATTAACGTGAAATAATTTATTTGTCAACCTTTGATCTTGACATTGCTTTTGTTAATCCATATTTGCGCAAATCACCACTAAACAAACCAAGTTCAACTGCTTTACGTTCGTTTGTAACCGTAATACTTCTATTTGTTAGGTAATATGGACAATCAATAAATTGATCTAAAAAAATAATTACTTGTGTAGTTAATGGCATTTCTCTAGGATATGGTATATCATAAGTTGCTAATCCTATTTTTTGCACTACATCAAAGCCTTCTTGTGTAAGTCTAAGTCCACCCACTTTTTTGTCTCTAGTATTATACCACCATAAAGGCATCATTGCTTTTACATTTTGTTCGTTAGTGCTTTGTCCTAATTCACGTAAAAACAACTTTGTAAAAACTAGTTTGTTTGACATTAGATTTTTTCACCAGAAGTTAGTTTATAAACACTAAAATCTTCTGTTTTAAACATGCTATTAAGTTTTTTTGCAAGATTATGTGCATGTCCAGGATTAGAAAAACTTGTTTTCTTATACTTAGGACCAGGATAGTTTGTTAAAGAATTTGAGCTTTTTAGATTAAAAGGTTTATCTTGGTAGAAAACTGCCCAAATTGCTTCAGCATCTAAAACTTGCTCACATTTGTAAGTTGCAGGGTTAGTATATTCTAATTTAATAGTAGGCTTTGGTCTGCTCATATGCGTATCCTTTAATATAAACTACGCATATATTTATCTCTTTTTAGTTAACAGGGAGTTTATTTCCACTCCCCAGAGTCCATACTAATTTCTATTATTTGATCTTGATTAAGTTTTTCTATTTGTTCTGATATAATTTTTTCTAAATCACCATTTAATCTTGCCATTACCTCTCCTAAAGTAAAGGCAAGATTTTTAGCTTGTACAATATCTAACTTAACTTCTCTAGCTCTGCTTGCTTCTGCTTGCTTGACCTGCTGAAAAAATTGCTGAATACTGCTAGTATTAATTGGATCGGTTGGCATTAGCTAATGCTACTTTCATTTCTAATTCAGTTTTAAAAGGACCCATAAAGTCATTACGTTCGATAGTAATTAATTTAGGACAAAAACTTTTCAGCCAGTTTACATTAAACTTTACTAGATAATAACCGGCACAATATACCGACTTAGATTTTTCACTTTTAGTAAAAAGAGGTAGTTTTCTTTGAATGTCAAACATACTATTATATGGAATACTTCTAGTAGGATACCCGTGAACTTCTTTTTCTTGTTTTGAGTTGGTATTTGTAATGTTAGCAATTAGGAAATTTTTACCAAATTGTTTTTTTAATTGGTGTTCTGATTTGTAAACATCTACTTTACCTTTGCTAGAAATAACAAAGCCGTCGTCCTCTTTACTAAGTGTACCAATTCGCACACCTTCTTCTTCAACAATCCAAAATTTATTTGCTAAAACTGGTTTTGCTTTTATTGTCATTCATACCTCGCTTGTAATGGTTCTGCATATTGTGCAGCATTATCTGCAATACGCTGAAGATCCCAACGGGCACAAAACTTCATTAGTCTCATACCAACTTGTGATACATTCTTGCTATCTGCTGATTGGATAGTGTTATTTATTTCTTGTCTAATGTGTTCGGGCTGTGCAGTCAAGTCACACAAGGTAACATTGCGTGTATAATCATCCAGCACACGATGTTCTACACCTTCGTGATCTACCCAACGCTGTAGCATCATATTGTTCCAGTTATAACCTTTTGTTTGTTTATCTGCAAATGCTTCTTGCAATCCTACTTTGTTCTTTGTGCCTTTTTTACGAACACCAGGATATGCACTAAACACATTGTCACTAGTGTCACCACGCATACACTTCTCAAACAACATAAATGCTGGATTAGGTGCTTCTTTAGGTTCTTTAGTTTTCTTATCTAATACAGGTGAACCTTTGTCATCAAAGTAACCTTCATGTGTAATAGTAGTATTACTAACACCGTTGTATTGACGTACATTGGGTGCAATTAATTGTGCAAAGTCGCCATCTGTACTAATAATAACATGGTCATCGTTAGGATGATTTTGTATCCAACCTGCAATCAAATCATCTGCTTCTAGTACAGGATTATGCAAAACGGTGCAGTTAGTCTTGTCTGTAACAAACTCTTTAAACTCATCAAAGATTTCCCAAAACACTTTATCTTCTTCTGCTTCACGTGGAGTAAGTGCATCACGTGCTTCTTTGCGATTGCGCTTGTAAGGCTCATAAAAGTCCTTACGCCAACTGCGTCCTTCTAAGCAGAAAACAACGTGCGAACCGTTGAAGTCCTGCCATGCTTTCTTAATGCTGTTAAGGGTGATGTGCATTGCCATGCCAACTTTAGTATCAATGTCTCCACGTACAACGTGTCGAGCACGGAAAAATGTGTTAGCAGTGTCAATAAGAATGTATGTCATTAGAATGCCTCTTTGTAGCCTAGTTCAATAGCATTATAGTATACAACAGAGCCTTCGTCAAGAGATAATTTTTGTGTAAGATATTTGTAAGTGTCTTTGTAAAAGTCAATTTCAACCAACTCCTTGCGGCGTCTTACACTAAACGCCATACTATGATTGCCCTTTATCAGAATCATATTTTTTGCAACTTTCATGATACCTCGCTTTTGCCTTTGTCTATTGGTACTACATTAATATAACCGGCTCCGCGACTTGTGTCAAGTCCTTCTTCTTGCAACATGTTAAAAATAATATCTTTGAACCAACGGTCGACAATTTGTTCTTCTTCGTCACCTTCACTACCATATCCTGCTGCTAGTAGTTCTTGGATAAAGTATTTGTTCCAATCTAACTCAAAAAAACCGTTGCGAATATTTTCTTCATTTACTTGCATGTCTAGCACATTTACCCAAGGCTCTTTGCGTTTTGTAGCAGCAGCCTTAGGATCAGTTTTATCTAGTACTGCTAGTTCTTTGGCTTCTAGTTCTTTTTCTCGTGCTTCAATGCCAGTTACACGTTTTAACCATTGTTTCATATTTTTTCCTTTATTTCTTTATACACTTGATTAGCAAATATACTATGTGCTTCAATACCCGGATGATGGTCATATTTTGCTGGTGGATTTGCATGTCTTAGTTCTGCCATGTTTGTATGGAGCATATCAACATCAAACCATTTATATGTATTTTTATACATAATATCTGCATATAAATGAAAGTTTTTAATTTTTTTATTGTTTAGATACATATTTACATAATGTATTCTGTTATGTAGATCCATAGACATATCTGTGTCATTGTGCAAAAATTTAAAAAACATTTTACTTTTTATGTCACTATCCCATGCATTAATTTGATTTGTAAAATCACCGTCAAAAACACACCATCTGTCTTTATGACTCCATAAAATTACCACTACATCGTTACTTACAAAATTGTATTCTTGAACTAACTTTTGTATTTGTTTGTTACTAGCACCGGCAGCAGCTTTATTTTCTAAAGTGCATCCTAATAAAGTAGAAAGTACATTTGGCCACGCAAATTTACTAGGATGCTCAGGTCGAATGCCTACATCCTCTAAACCGCTTCCTAAAGTAAGACTGCAACCAAATGTAATTAATCTCAAAGTTGTTTCCTTATGCGTTCGTATTCTTCTTCGCTTTTTATGCCTTTTGGAATACTATCTAGGTTTTCTTTAAGTGCCCCAGGCATTTCCGAATAGGCTAATGTGGAGTCTTGGCGAGAACCTCCACCCTCGTTCCATACAGAGGTTCGCCACCTCTTGTACGTTGAGAGTGTATTCTTCCGACCTACCCCCAAGCGGCATGAGATATACAGGAACATCCACGCCCGCTTTACGATAGGTATCAACTGCTCTACCAACTTCGTCAACATCACTCTGATCAGCAACAACAAACTTAAAATACATATTGCTGCCATCAACAAGGGAATACTCACGAGCAACATCAGGCTTAATAGCATCATCCCAAGACTCGCCCGATACGGATAGTTTGGGAGAACAGCTAAAAGTGAGCTGAATTCTTTCGTGACCATTGAGATAGTTGTAGAAGTCATCGTGTAGATGCTGTGTAGTGTTGGTTTCGATTGTGACATTTTTTAGATCCTGCATACCTGGGTGTTCAAACAGCTCGACATACAACCGTTGCCAAGCAAGTAATGGCTCGCCGCCTGTAAGGATAAGATGAACATCTTGTCCATTATCCATAGTCCATTTGCCTTCCGGCAACAAACTCAACAAGTGTTCTACAACTTCATCTACGCTTTTAAGCATATTGAAGTGTTTAAATTCTGGATAGATACTTGCATATGTATCGCAGCCTGTATGCACAATAGGCAAATCATTAAACTCTTTTGTAGTTTCATGAACACCGTCATCTAGCAGTTGTTTTACTTCTGCGTTGTAGCGTTGACCTTTTGCGTGTTGCTCCCAACGACTGCCAACACTTTTATCCACACCAAAATTCATACAACGAAAGTTACAACCAAAGGTGCGTAGGAATACACTAGGTACTCCTACAAATTTGCCTTCGCCTTGCACACTATAAAATGCTTCACTATATCTTAGTTTCATCGCGGTGCAAACTCCTGTTGTAATTTAATGTTATCAAAAAATTCTTTCTTTGTACCAGGATCAGTTTTAAACGCACCTTTTAGTACACTTGTTTGTGTTAAACTACTATGTGCCATAATGCCTCTATTTTCACAGCAACCGTGTGTTGCTTGAATATAAACACCACAATCTTTAGCACCTGTAACTTTCATTATTTCTTTACAGATATCCATTGCAAGTTCTTCTTGTAGTGTGCCACGTCTAGCACACCATTGTGCAATACGTGTATACTTGCTTAATCCAATAAGTTTATCAGCAGCAAGAATACCAATATATGCTACACCTGTAACTGGTTGATGGTGATGCGAACAAACACTTTTAAGTTCGCTACGCACAACAAGCATACCATCATACGCATCATCTGTATGATTAGGAAATGCAGTTGCATTAGGCTGCGGATAATACCTTCCACGCATCAATTCATGAATATACATCTTCGCCAAACGATTTGCAGTATCCATGCTGTTTGGATCGTTTTCTGTATCAATAATAAGTGTATCTAGTACATCTTGGAACTTGTATTTTAATTCGTTTTGAATCTCTTGTAATTCAAATTCACTAATATGTTCACTAATATTGTCATTTGCATAAAAACGAACACCGTTTTTTTGTAGTCTTTCACGTACTACTTGACTAATCTTTACAGGCTCAACATTGTCAGTATTAAGTCCTTTTACTTCTTCTGTCATTTTATTCTCCGAGTTATAGACGAGGATGTCTATTGTTTATAGTAACATTATTTAGATTATTTGTCAATAGGTTAACTATGGTTTTTAACCCTCAAAATATTTTCTCAGCATTTCGATACGATCTTCTGCCGCTGCCATTTTATCAAGTTCTTCTTGAATTGCTTCGACAATATCGCTGTGTTCGCCAATACCTACACTTTGGTTCATGTAAACCATAATATTTGTTTTTGCTCTTTCGAGCTCACCTTCGGCGTGCATACGTGCTGCTTTTACTAGTTGTTCTTTCATTCCTTTTTCTCCTTTAGTGCTTGTCTTTTTTCATATTCGGCTTTTTTCTCAAGGTATTGCTCCTCTGTTAAACTATGCCAACCTACACAACGTCCTGTTGGCGATCTTCCACATGTACAACTCATGTTATCTCCTTAATCATATTCCCATGGAAACACAATCCATGTATCTTCTTCACCTGTATCTATGGTTTGCCATACATAGTCAACCCCATCAAACTCGGTATGTGTTTTTTCACACATTACAGCAAAGCGAACATTTTGATTCCAAATGGTATCCCAGTTTGGACTATCTGGTAAACAACCTGCTTGCCAATCTTCTTTAATCCATTTAAATGTAGCACCAGTATCGTTGATATCATCTACAATTAAAATTTTCTTTTTCTTAGCAGTATCGCTAGTAGATTTACTCCAAACATCATCTCTATCAATTTGAGATACATACCCAAACGCATCTTCTGCCATCCAGCAGTTAGATTCAGGTCCAGTTTCTCCTTTGTTATCACGTAACCGTACATCTAGCGCATAATGGTCGCAGTCTAATAAATGGCTTAACACAACACTGATAGGCAGACCGCCTCTGTTGAGTCCTACAATATAATCTGGTTTGAATCCAGTTTTGTACATTTCCAGTGCTAGTTTGTGAGCACATTTATGTACATCGTCCCAAGTATAATGTTTGCGTTTCATTTTTTCCATTCATCCATTTCTGTTTTAATTTCGGTTATTTTTTCATTTGCAATACCGGCGGCCATTGATTGCACTTGCTCTAGTATATCTTTTACTTGTGCATAGTTGTATGTTTCTTCAACTTGTTCGCTGTATTGATTACGCAATCTATGTGCTTGAATACACATATCTTTCATTGCATTTATACGTTCAATCCATTGTTCTATACTATGTTGCAAAATAATCCTCCAAACTGCCTTTGCGCTTAGTGTCTAGTGTAGCACAATGAAACCCTCCGCTCATGCTACGTGCTTGACGCATTGGAAGGCCTATTGTATCAATACCATGTTTGCCTAGTATACGTCTAAGTGCTTCTTGCTTTTCATCAACAATAACAAGTTCTGGATTAACA